CGACCACAACATCTTCAACTACATCTGTCTTTTCAACTTGTGTTTTTGATTTTGTCATAGGTTGTACCTCCTTGTTAATCTTAGAAGTATTAATGCCTTTAGCACTATCAACTAAGAATTTTATCATTGTTGTTTTTTCATCATCCGTTTTTTCAACGAACCCTATATTTTCCATCTGCTCTCCAGTAACGGGGCTAAGTTCTGACTCGTTTTCAGATGATATAACAATTCCATTTTCTTTATCGTAAAAAACATTTTCTAATACTGTTGAGTCTGCCTTAATAACATCTACGCCATCAACCTTCTCAACTGAAACAATATTTGCAAACTGATTTGCTGGGGAATCTACAAGACTCAACTCAACCAAATCATAATCTTTAATAATTCTAATCTGTGAGTCTGACTTCTCATCATAACCGTCATCCCACTTGTTCATTCGTCCACCAATAGAAAAACCAGTTAGAGTTCCATCTAGAACTTTCTCCCAAGTATCTTGTGCACCCTTTGAAACATATGCAGAAACAAATACACCCTTATAGAACTTCTTTGTCTCTGGATCAAAATACTTATCTTCTTTAAAGTTAACCATCTTGCCAACTGCTAATGGTTGATGCATTTCTCTAATGTTCCCACGAAATTTTGCGAAAGCATTCATTGATGCCTCAGATGTAACAATATCCATCTGCTTGTCAAGGTTATCTAGTGATGCAAAACCTGAAACGATACGACGCTCTTTGTCTACCTTGTTAAAAGGCATTGAAAGACGAAGATTTTCCCCATCTGAATTCCAATGGGCCTTGGATATATTGCTCACCATTATATTATAAACCCCTTTTTATACATATATCACATATTGGACATATTGGACATTATGGAGTTTGTCGTCCCTCTCCCTTTGGTGCCCTGCCAGCAACTGTTGAGGTGCTGTCAGAATTTGCATTTGTTCTTTCTGCATCTCTTGACCTTGTTGTTCTTGCCTCTGCTGATGCTGCTGGACTTAGGTCTAGGACATCATCTCCGCCATCTCTTTGTGGCATATCCAAAACAACTCTTGCTTCGTTAGGTGTCATGATCTGATTCTTGACATATCTTTCAAGGATTTGTGACTGAGCAATTTCATCTGTCAATGTCAACTCGTTAAACACAAACTCAATGATGTCTGTCTTTTCACGAATGATCTTGTTGATCATTTTTTCTAACTGTCTTTGTGCTGGTCTTGCAACCTGCTCCTTAAAGGTGCGATCCTGTGCAAGTGCTGCTGCAATAGATCCAGAATCGCCTCCTCCAAGTTTAGATAGTGGCACTTGATGTGCTACAAGGATGTCATCACGGTTTTGCTTACGATACTCTTTAAATGAGCCGTCCTGTATACCGTCTTCGATGGGCTCCATCTTAAATTCAACCTTGTTGTTTTCGCTATCACCTGGAAGTGGAATATATAGCGTTCTGTGCGATTGCCCTCTGAGACTTGTCTGTAAAAATCTAAACATCTTGTCTTCTGCATCTCCAGAAAGTTTAGCACCCTTCAACGTTACAACATAACGTGGTACTGCCTTGTTTGCAAAATAATCAATATTATATTGTGAGGCTAATGAGTCTCCATGTAATGAGTTAATAGCCGACATAATGTCTGGCACTCCATAGAATGTATTAAGAGGTGAGTATTGCTTAAAGTGAATAATCTCGTTTGGTCTAGCATCTGTTGTTAGTGGGTTTTGGTTCTTTGCTCCAAAGTTACGGAAGTATACGATCTTGTTTCCAATGATCTGTACATATCCATCCTTGATTCTTCGTACTCGCATTGTTGTTGCTGGTATATGTCCAACGTATCCAATTTCTCCACGAGTTGTTCTTCCAATTTCTAAGTAGCCATTTCCTGTTGACTGCAGATCTGTGTAAACCTTTTCCATTGTTGCAGTAAAAGAGTCGTCATCATTAAGAGACTCTAACCAGTCACGCATTTCAATCTTTGCTCGTTCAATTCTCTTTCGTGCTTTCTGTGTTGCACTATTGTCTTCTGAGGATTCAAGCCTCATCATTGTTCTTGGAGAAACCTTGAACTCATAACCAAGCCCAACAATATTTTCTACCTTTGCATCAATTGCTGCGTGATTTGCAAATGATGTGTCATAGTAATTTGCTAATTCATAAAGATTCCATGGTGGTGTAATAACATCAAACATTCCATAGCCGTTTACATATACTAGCCCTGGGTTTATTTCTTTTGACTGTGCTCCATCAATACCGCTTTTTCCAGCAAGTGCTGCAGTTGTATATTGTGTTGTTGGCTCAACCATTTTGGTCGACATTCTGCTTGTTCGTCTTTTAAAGTTTGCATCTAATCCATCAAGAGACTTTAGTGTGTCCCAGTTACCATTAAACGGATCTGACTTGGAGAATGTATCATCTTTCTTTGGAGCATCATCAATTCTTGCACCGATTTCATATTCGTTATCTTGCATGACTAGTCCTCATCTCCATACTTAGCAATTGTATCCTTTGCTGCTTGAACAGCGCCAAGGTCATTTAGTGAAGGAATTAGTCCAGCCTTTAGGCGATCAACTTGCTCTGAATACTCTTCCTCTGTTACTCTTGTTAGTCCTGGAACAAATACGCATGTACCGTCTCCTGGATCTCCGTAATACATGGCAGTCTTTTTTAGTTCTGCAATTCTAGAAATATCGTTTTTGTCTGATGGGATGTTGAGCACTGAGCCGTTTCCATCTGTAAACCACTTACCATCTGCCTTCTTGTATACATAAAGGCCCCAGTCATAGTTCTTTTCAATGACTTGTCGTCTAACATTCTTTACAATTGGTTGACCAGTTTTTGGGTCTATTAACGAATCCATATCCATAAGTATACCATATCATACTGGATCTTGTACGAACTGATTCCAATTTACATCTGTAAAGAGTGTATATGCGTACTCTCCAAAACGAACTGGCCTATCGTCATCTACAATTATCTTATTTGTTCCCGTATAACTCTTATAAACATCTGAAGGATTGACTCCATAATAACTTGTTTCTGACAAAACAAGCACCTTATTCCAGTTAAACGATCCACTATCCCAAAATTCCCAGTCAAGTCCGTATGCTCCAAGAACCTTGACTCTAAACCATGGTCTTTCTGCTATATTCTGTACTTCTTGCAGGTTAGTAGATTGATAGTAAGATATGCTGTTGAATAGAAGTGGGCCAGTGAGTCTTACTGCCCCCTCAAAAAATGAAAAGTTCAGACTGCTTGAAAAGTTAATTCCAAGGAATCCCCACTCTTGAAGAGTTATTACGGGCTCCTTCACAACCTTGCCATTCCAATAAAATCCAATACCATTCTGAACAAGACCAGTTTTTGCATCTATTGCATAAATCTTTGCTCTTCTTCCAGACGGGTCACATGCAACCATATAAAACTTTATGTATGAATCTTTACTTTGTACTTCAAATATTTGTGTTGGGGCATATGGAAAATAGTCTCCATCAAATCTGACAGCCATCTGCATAGCAATAACTTTAAAACCCTCAGCCCTGCTTTCATTTACAGGAATAACAAGACCCCTATTTACAAGTGGATCATATTTTCCTTTTAACTGGATGCCGCTTGTTTTAGTTAAATATAAATATGGAGATGATCCAGTATAAATTGCAAAAGGGTTATTCTTTTTAAAATTGTAGTAAATGCCAGTCTTTGTGTATGGATAAATCGATGTTCCAAATCTTGTTCCAATAGGACTTGCATCAGATTCGTTAAGTGCTTGTGACGCATAAGAAAGTTTTTTAATTGAAACATTGCTAGTTGATGAATCTTTCACATTTATTTCTATATGTGTAACAATTGACAAATCGTTAAAATCAACACCACCTGGTGGATAAATTATCATATTGTCAACAACCTCATACTTTGTTGTCATCCAGTCTGACCCAGGAATCAAGACCCCATTTCTTGCTGGTCTTTCTGTTTTTGTAAAATAAAAATATGTTTGGTTTGCTCCCAGTTCGGTATATTGAAAAGTAACATATGTCTTTACAATTGCGCCATCTGTGTCGTATCGGTAATCTTTTGCAACTCTATTTTTTAAATCCTCATAGTCGTTATACCCAGTGAACAAGTAGTTATCTAGTGACTCATAAGTTCTTTGAACTGGAACTCCATACTCGTTTGATAACTCTGCATATGTCCAACCTGGAGCATCTGTCTCTATTGCTATGGTCTTTGATGGTATTGGATAGTCAATGTTAAACTGAATAAAATCAAGATCAAAATATTGATCTCCTCTTCTATCAAGAACAGACTCTGCAAAATATGTTAGTGGCAGTTGATCTTCCCAATATGCGCTTGCTGATATTGTAAGTTTGTAAGTATCAAACACTGTATCTGGCAACAACGTATAACTTGCCACATGATCTAAAAGAGAGTCTTCATCAAGGACTACAACTCCTCCACCAGATATTGCCCCGTTTACTGTGTAAGTTCCGACAGGGTTTTGTATGGATGTAGTATCTAAACCTCCATCTATATTAATCAATTGGTTATTTTGATAAACTGAAAACAGGTCTTCATTCCAAATTGGAACACCTATCTCGTTAAATAGAGATCTAATCTTTTGGAAGTTATACTGTGTACACAATCCTATGTTATATATTCTTCCAGTAAATGTTGAAGTGCCGCCCTTATCTCCGCCAATGTACATTCTTAAGTCTGAAAGTGAGCCGAAGAAGTTTGATGCTGGATTTCCAAATCTTGCTACAAATGCTGGGATGTTTAAGCCTATATCTACTACCTCTCCTGGATCAGCCAATAAAGGAGAATAAAGAGTTTCTGACACACCATTATAATTAATTACATAGGATATTTGATTATTTAAAAGTTGTATTAAGAAATAACTTCCTGTATTTTCTTTTTCAATTCTGACCAATGTTTGAGCAGATGTTGATATTTGTGGCAACTTAAAGCAGCCATAAAATGCCGATATTGGAGAACTCATAAAGTCAAAGTTTTTAAAGAACATGTATCCAGAAACTGAGTTCCATGATGCGTTTGGTCTAAAAGAAAAGAAGTCTCGTGTATCTGTTGACTGAACTGCTTTGCAATCTAAGAACAACTCTTTTTCTGTTTTTGATGACAAGATTATTTCTGGAAGAGGGTGAGACAAAACAGAAAGTGATCTGTTTGTTAAAGAAACGTTATCGCTAAATCCTTGCTTCCAGGAACCAATTTTTGGATAAGAGTAGTTTGATGTGTAGTCTGCAAATGAGTAGTCAATAAATACTGATGTTCCGCTATAAGATGTATTGATGTTTTCTGGTATATCTACACCTTGACCAAATACAAACCTTCTTTTTGCAACTGCTGTTGCTACAACATAAGGATAAATTCCAATACAGTCTATCTCTATTGGATATATGTCTTCATATGCATAGAAGCCTATCCAGTCTTGATCTTTTCCATTCTCATTTAGCATTGAAGGCAAAGAAAGAGAGTCTGTTAAATAGTTTAAAGAAATAACTTCTTGACCATTTATAACAAGAGATGCAGTGTCTTTTCCAACACGCATGTGAACTAGCATTGGCCTTGTCCATTCACCAACATAGTACGCACTATATTCGTTTCCTATTTTTAATCCTATAGATGGACCGTCTACATAGATTCCATCGTCTGATGCAATCGGACCAATAATTCTTTTTCTATCGTTGCTATAAGAGTTTATTCTAAGCCAAGTTTCTAAAGTATACTGCTTAAATTTTCCAGACTCATTTAAAATTCCAACTCCAGGAACTATAAGAGATGGACTATCCCCATTTGGATACATTGTTGTAAGACCAGAGGTTCCATAGACAATTGGAATACCTGAATTTTTGGCCTTAAGCATATTGTCAGAAACTAAATAGTATGCATCTAATTCTTGCAAACCATAGCATTTTGACGCTACCCCTTTTTGTGGTGCAAGAGATATACTGGATGGAATATCTGTTGGTATCACGCCAAGAGATGTAGATGCAAACTCTTCTGACCACTGACCAAGGCTTATTCCGTTTACTAAAAATACATCTTCTGTTTCTGATCCACCAATAAAATTAATCTTAAAGACCAGTCTAAAGTTAGTGTCGTCTGGCGGAGTATCAAATGTCTCAGAAATAAAAACCCAGTTGCTATTTATGACTGTGTCATAATTTTTTAAGTGAGTTATGTCTTGTCCACTTGTAGTGTCTGTGTATTGGTAGCCAATCTCAAATCCAGCAATGTATGCGCTTTCTGAATAGAAATAGCCTGCGACAGAAAATGTTCTTAGGTAATCATTAAGATCTCTTAGATTCATTATGTCATTGCTTATTGCAGTTATTGATGCTAACTCATTATCTGTTGGTGTTGCAGTTATCTTACCAACATAACTATTAATGAATGGCTCATCAACTGACTCAGTGTAGTTTTCGTGTGTACCGCCAACTATTGTCCAGTTTGAAAGATTTCTATGTGACTCGGAAATTAAAGATACGTAGTCTGCTTGATCATCCAAAGCCCACAGACCAGTCGGATGCTCAGCAAAGACTTTTTCTGCATATAGATTTGATGGATTAGACATTATAGGTCTATTTTACCACAGAAGACTACTTGTTTATTTTAATTTCACAGTAGTCTGTGGTGCAGTACATCTCTCCCTGAGCCTCAAGATTTTCTGCTCCATCATAGATAGCAGCAAAATCAATGTGCTTTAACTTGCCAATATATGACTCGTATTGCTCTTCAGTAATCTGAGTATATGGCTGTTGAGGATATGTATGATTTCCCATTGGCAGGAATGAGACTGCCTTTAATTGTCCCTCGTACATATGCAGTGCTGGAACAACATGCTTTGACTCTGTTTCCTTGTCAAATGAAAGTGTTACAGAAACACCATTATCAGACCAGTACTTCTGAGCAGTTGCAGCAAGTGCAATCTTCTCAAATAAAGTAACATCTTTTTCAGATCTTGGATGACCTGACTTAATTGGGAAGTATACAACCGATGTGTTTGCTGATACTACGTCGTCTTCTATTGTGTACCCCGCTGCTTTGAATAAGTGCATCATTGGATCTGTGTTTCCAAATCGAACTGCACGAAGGAAGAAGTTTCCTCCAGGTCCCCAGTGAACTCCAGGAGTTGCACCAGAAAGAATTGAAACTGATCCTGATGGCTTAACTGTTGTTACACGAATTGACTCACGAACACATAGCCACTCTGAATACTGGTGGTCATAGTGACGAATCTTACTATATCCTTCATCCATCCATTCACGAACAACTGGCAAACCCTTCTGATCTGCAAATGATGCAATACCAGTGAGTGATGTACCAATACGACGATTGCGTTGCATGATACCGTTTGTTTGTGGCCAGTGTGTTGGAACAAGCGTTACAGTCTTTCCATAAAGGTATGCAAACTTCAGGGTACGCAGGAAGTCTTCCTTAGATTCATGACGATTTAAGTGCACTTCTACAAGTGTACATAGTTCGTATGATTCTAATGGCTGCTCCGCACATGGGTTGAATCCCATCACACGATAATCCTTACCGTCTGGCGCATCCTTTAGTCGTCCATAATTACGAGCAACATCAAGCCAGATAAAACCTGGTTCTCCGTTTTCTGTAATTAAATCTACATAGTCTTCGTACTTTGTTCCCACTTCTGCTGAAATAGAATTATTAGACATCCAAGCCCAACCTGGATTTTCTGGATCAAAGGAGTTACGCTCTGGGAACATTTCAGAATTCTTTAGGTTCATAAAAGTTTCATCCCCTGCATTACCCAAAGCAAGTGTTGCTGAGCGACGAACGTTGCCTGATACCACACAGGTACCAATAAGGTTTACAAGGTCTACAATAGCACGAGAGTCTAGTGTTTCTCCGCCTCTAGAACCGATTACACGGTCTATCTGGTCGTGCAACTTGATAAGGGGTGCAGGTCCTGATGCAACGCCTCCAAAGCCCTTAATAGGGGCTCCAAGAGGTCTGATTAAATCGTAGTTAAACTTTTGAATACTCTGGTTTGCTCTAAGATATGAATTGATTAGAAGTCGTACTGACTCAACCCATCCTTCACGAGTGTCTGGAATTTCGAACACCTGTTCTGGTTCTGTTGGGGCATAGATTGAGAAATTCTTATCCTGTCCCACTGTGTCAAACCCTACACCAATGCCAAGCATCAAGGCATCCATAACCCAAGCAAATAATGCACCTGGATCATTCTTGTCAAGGTCCTTTGTTGAAACCATTGCACAGTTTTGGAGGGCAGCAGAGTTCTTCTTCTCCATAGTCATAGGAGTTCCAAATGCCCACATGCCTCGACCTGGTGGTGTCCACTTTAATTCAAACATTCTTTGGAATGCTTCTTGTGCAGACTTCTGAGCCTTGTAGTCATTCCATGGCAAACGGTTTTCTTTAGCATGATTCTTTTGAACTGAATACATACCCTCGATTACACGACGACAAACTTCGTGCCATCTTTCCTTAGTTCCATCTTCCTTCATACGAGAATATGTACGAATAAAAGTAATTTCTCCAAGTGAATTTTCTGCTGCATCCTTAAACCCAAATG